AGATCTTAGTCGCGCCGCGCCAGCCCCAACAAACATTTCAATAAATTGAGACCCACTTACAGAAATAAATGAAACACCAGATTCACCGGCAACTGCTCTAGCTAATAATGTTTTTCCAGTTCCAGGTGGACCTTCTAGAAGAATACCCTTTGGAATTTTAGCTCCGGCATTATTAAATTTATCGGGATCTTTTAAAAAATCAACCACTTCTTGTAATTCATATTTTGATTCGTCACAACCAGCAACATCCGCAAAAGAAACATTCACCATTTCAGCATTAATTAGTTCTTGTTTTTTATTAAGCATATTTGCTGGATTTCCAATTTGAAAACGAGAAAATACTGTAGATAAAATTAAATAAATTAAAATAATTGGAAATAAATTACTCACTATTCCTGTAATTAAATTACTATTATCAATAATAGAATAAACATCAAAATTAATATTATTATTCTGTAACGTATCAACTACCATATTGCTTAATTGAGGAACTTTTGTCGGAATGTAATGTAAATTATCTGGAAGAATTAAATTATCATAATGTTTATCAATAGCAATAATACCATTAATATTATTATTTTGTTCAATTAATGATGCTGAATCAATATTGTGTTTATCAATATTATTTTGTAAATCATTAATAGTCCAAATATTTCCAAACGTATTCTTGGATGCTGTAGAATATTTTTTAATAATTTCAGCAGGTTGATAATTTGTCAGTAGTGGTTTATTACCAAGATTTAAACTATTTGCTATTTGTATTAAAGTTAACAAACAAAAAAATCTCATTATTATATCTAACTTATTCTTATCTTCTTAAATTAATTTTTAAATTATAATAATTAGTTAATTAAATCTTCTAACTTAATATGAGGTTGCTTTAAAATAATATATGATATATCTATATCTTTTTCTTTATTAGTTATTTGATAATCATCATTCAAGACATAATTTTTACAAAAATCTATAGATAATATATGGTTATTTAATAGATAATTTAAATCAAATTTATTTAATGTTTGTATTATTATTTTTTCGTATTCGGTATATGAATAATTTTTCATTTATTCATTATATATTATAATAATAATAATAAATAATTAAATAAAAATATCAATTTTTATATATATGTCTAATTATAAATTTTTTCATTTTGGTTGTTGGGGAAAATATAATTCATCCGAAAATCAAAATCTTATATTTAAACTGCAAAAATTTTTAAATTTTATAAAAGAAGATGAATTACCGGATATTATTTCAGTCGCAGGTGATAATTATTATCCACATAAAAACAAAAAAACTAAAATAAAAATATTCTATCAAGAATATTTTGATAAACTGTTCTATAATCTTTGTAAACTTAAAACTAAGTCAACAAAAGGTGTTAAATTAATTTTTGGAAATCATGATATAGATGATATTGTAATACCAGAAAATAAATTTGAAGAATTAGGATTTAACAAATATGCTTTAATAAATTGCTATACTCTTTTTAATACTTTTAATTTTATAAATAATATTAATAAAGAATTGTGTAATAATATAGAAATTTTTAAAGATATCATACATGAAAATGCACCAAATACAAATATATTTTTTATAGATACTACTGTTTTTGAATCCGAAAATATAAATTATATATGTTATGATGATTATGATTTATTAAATTACAAATCTGATAATTTATTATCAAATAAAGAATTACAAAAATATCAATTTGACAAAATAAGTAAAATAATAAAATTTTCAGGTATAAAAGATAACTTAATTTTAATAGGTCACCATCCTATTATTACATATAGAAGTAAAAATGATAATATTGTTTCTGAATTCAGTACAGATTTTATAGATTTTGTCTATAAATTATTAAAAAATAATAATTTTAACATTAAAAATTTTTATTATTTATGTGCTGATACACACTTTTATGAATATTCCAATATATATATTAAATCAAATAATGATAATCAGGAATTTTTAATTAATCAATATATTGTTGGGACTGGAGGAGCAGATTTAGATAAATCTGGAATAATTAATAAACCTATAAATATTGAAATAAATGAAAATTATTCAATTAATTTCAATAGAAAAGAGGCTATTGAAGATTATGGATATTTAAATTGTTTTTATAATGATAAATGGAATTTTGAATTTATCAATAGAGTAAATATAGATTAATTATTTTTAATATATTATAATATATTAAAAATGTCGCTTATTATTAAAAAAAACCGTTTATCTGTATCTATTATATTATTTTTTGTAATTTTTATTAGTATTGTTCAATTTAAACCTGGGTTTCTTTTTAATAAAGACGGATCCATACGCAATTTTGGTTTAGGTAAAAGTAATACATCTATTATTCCTATATGGTTATTTGGTATTTTAGTAGCTACATTATGTTATTTATTGATTTTATATTTGTCTTCTTTTAATATTATTTAAATTAAAAATAAATTATTCTGTAACATAGTATATTCTCTCTTCATCTGTTTGGCTATTATTACGATCTTTTTCTAATTGTTTTTCAAAATCGGCATGTCTTTCTTGCATTTGTTTTACATCACTATTACATTGTTTAGATACAATATAATTTGTTGATGCTGTAATTGTTAATATACCAGTTAATAAATACCATAATGACTCTGATATAATATCTTTCAAACATACAAAGTTATATAATCTTTCTTTCATATCAGGTGTGACACTAGTTTTAAATAATCCACCTTTCTTCATTATATTCCATAATTCATTAAATTTATCGTAATCACTATTAAATTGATTTAATATTAAAGAAGGATCTGATAAAGAATCTGAAATGAATTTAGCTAATTCTTTACTATTCCCAACACTTTTTTCTGATATTTTATCTTTTAAAATATCTTTTAATAATTGTTCAGAACCTAATAATTTAGTAATGCCATAACCAAAAGTATTTGAGAATGGAACTAGCCACCCTTTAAATACCAATAAAATCATAAATAATAGACCAAAAATTATTATCCATGGAAATAATGTTGTCATAATAGCAATTCCCCAATTATTACTTCCACACATTGTTTTAGTAATTCCTAAATTAATTAAAAATTGTATTATGATATTACTTAAGAAGTAAATTAAGAAAAATATATTTTTTTTAAATTTATTACCACAAGAAGCATATTGAAGTGGAATATAAATTAATAATGTTATTATAACAAATATTAATACCGACGAAGATGGATTATATACTGAACCTTGTTTGCTGAAAGCAATAATTATTGTTATTCCTATAAAGAATGATAATAAAATAGGAGGAGATAATATTTTCATATATAGATATTATTAACAAATTATTTTATTTAAATAAATTATTAATGGAAAAAATTACACCATCATTAATAGAAAATAGCACTAAATTTTATTTAAAAAATGCTCTAAAAGAAAGTAGAAATATTAAAAATACCTATATTAATATAGGTATCAATATTTTTTTATTTATATTATTTATTATACTTATTGTTGGGTTTTTATTATATAAATATAAAGGTAAATTAACACCAGAAGAAAAGGAAAAGAAGGATAGAGAGAAAAAAGAATATTTAATTAATATGATGCAAAGATATTCTATAGAAAAACAAAAAGAGAGCCAAAGTTTAATTACTAATTTGCCGTTAAATCACCCACAGATATTTTGATTTATCATTAATATTAATTATTCAAAGTATTAAAATTAATATAATTAATATAAATTTTAATTATATTAATAAATATTATAATAATGGATGATGATAAATTTGAAACTGCCTTTAATGAATTTTTTAAATTAAAACATTTATATGAAGAAAAAATTAATAAAGCCAAGAATATTATTATAAAAAATCCAAATTTAAATTCTCAAGAGAAGAGAGAAAAATTTAAATCATTAAAAAAAAAATGTATTAATTGTGGAAAAGAAGGTGGAACTAGTTTTAAAATATATGATAATATTTTAGAAGCTAAATGTAATGCTTCAATGCCGTGTAATTTACATATTAAATTACAAAGAGCCAAAACCAAATTATTAAATAACTATGATGAAGAATTGTATAATGAAATAATGGAAAAAAAATCAAAAATAATTATAAATAAATTAAATTATTTATATGGTTATGAAACAGAAAAAAATACGTTGGTTAAATTTAACACAATTAAAAGTGAATTAATGAAGTTAATTAAAGATCATGAAATTGTTAATACATCTTATAATAATATTGTTAATAGTGAAGATAAAATAAACATTATTAGAGAGAAAAAAGATGAATTATTTATTTTAATTGAAAATATGAAAAAATTAATTAAACAATCCATGGAAGAAGATAATAATGCTTTCTTGAAAGAAGGATTAGAAATATATGTAAATTATATACAACCTATTACAAAAGAATTACTTAATATTAAATATGCTAATAATACAATAATAATAGAAGAAAAACATAAAACTATTTATAAATTAATTCAGGAACCTTATACTTTAAAACAACTTACATATTCAATTATTGGACAAGATAATAAAATATTAATTAATAAAAAATAGTTTTATAATATATATGTTAGGAAAATATATTAATTTTCCAGTATTTTTACTTTCTCTCGCAATTGGTATTCTTTTTGTATATTTATTTCAACCAGAATTGAAAGTAATATATGTTTATCCTACACCCGATAATCAAAAAAAAATACTCTATAAGGATAAAACAGATAATTGTTTTAAATTCAATGCCGAAGAAGTACAATGTCCAGATGATAAAACTAAAATCAAAAATATACCAATTCAATAATAAATAATTATTATTTTCATTATATTTATATATATATATAATGAAAACTAAGATACAAGAACTTTTACATAGTAAATCGGGAAAATATATGTTTTCTATTATTTTAGGAATTGGATTAGCCAGTTTATTTAGAAAAGCTTGCAATTCAAGAAACTGTTTAGTTTTTAAAGCTCCGGCATTTTCTGATATAAAAAATAATGTTTATAGTTATGGAAATAAATGTTATAAATTTACACCTACAGCTACTAATTGTGATAAAAGTAAAAAAATTATAAATTTTGCGTAGGTAAAAAAAATAATTAATAATTAAAATATATTATAAATGGCTGCCAATCAAGAAACTACTAATATTGATGAATTACCTTCTAGTAATTCTAATAACGTTACTAGTGCACCCGTTCAAAATCTCTTTAATGAAACTAATACTGAAAATATTAAAATGCCAAATTATGGAGAACAATTAAATTCTGAAAAAGAAGTTTCGCCTGCATTACAAAATATAGATTATACAAGTAAATTAAATTCATCATTAAAAGAATTAGGTAATGGTAATCCATTGCAATTGCCAAGTAGAGATATTCCTCAAAATACAGCCTCTATTAATAATGATGTAAATGTTCAACCAAATTATATACCACCAAATAATAATGATTATATCGCAAATTGTGCTACTCCTAATGAAATAATACAACAAAATAGAGAGAAAGAATTTATAAATGATAAAACGGAAGATTTTTATGAAACAATTCAAATGCCAGTATTAGTTGGATTATTGTTTTTTATTTTTCAACTGCCATTTATTAGAAAAAATTTATTTATTTATTTGCCATCCCTATTCAACAACGATGGTAATCCTAATCTCTCCGGATACCTTTTTAATAGCGTAATTTTTGGCTTATTATATTTTTCATTTACATACATATTAAAGTATATATCAGTATAAATAATTATTAATTTATATATTAATCTAATAATTATTCTACAGTATTAGTCATTTCAATTTCACTATTACAATTATTATTTACTTTGTTAATTAATTCATTATTTTTTTCTGTTCTTTTTGTTAATTTTGTTTCTATTTCTTTGTCTAATTTTTCTTCAATTATTTCATCTTGTAATTTTTGTTTATCTTCTTTGTAGATATTAATAATAAAATGGTCTTCGGCAATATCAGGAAAGCATTGACCTTTATCTTTGAAATTATTTTTGAATAAAGTTATTGAATTGCCACTAATAGAAGGGGCGTCTTGTTGTAATCTCTCATAATCTTCTAATGCCCACATTGTTAATACTTCCATTGGATTTCTATCAAATCTAGACATTCCCATTTGAAGAGTCATTTTTCTATAATAGGAACCAAATTGTTTTGCTATCATATTGTGTTCAGCTGCTTTTTCTTCAGCATTATAGAATTTTTTAAATGATTGTATTAATGTTGATAATAATCCAATACCACCTACTCCATAAAGAAACCCATTTTTAATATTATCATCTGTAACATTCGTGGCTATTAATGATATTGTAGATGCTAAACCAGTTACTAATATACCTGATATAGAAAGATTATTAGAAAATTTTTTCCATTTTCCACCTGTATGTGAATGCATAAATCTTAATCCAGCCGCTTTTTCTCCCCAATGTTTCATTAATACTTCCATATTATCTGTCCACGATGCAGCATTTATTTTTTTTCTCATGTCACCTAAACGAGCACTAGTTAAAGCCTCGATTTCTTCTAAACCTAGATGTTCAGTTTTCATATAAAAATGCAAAATATTTTATTTTTTTATTATTTATCATTAATTTTATATAAAATATTATATAATACTATTATTCATAATAAATATTAATAGTATAATGTAAAATTTATAAATTATGGTCTCCTCCTAGCTAAATTGCTATTTTTTTGCATTTTTTAATTCTCCGAAAAATTTTCGAAAAATGGACAAAAAGTATGTCCAATTTTAAAATCTCGATTTGAGAATTGCAAAAAAAAACGAAAAATTGAGTTTAGAGCATAATGGTCTAAATTATATTTTTATAAAATTAAAAGTGTTATTGAAAAATTTTTAATAATTTTTTATGAAAAGTATTTAGGAGAATTTTATGAGCATATATTAAGAATTATGCTCGCTGAAAATTCTGTAAAATCCGCAAATCTTTTTTATTGTGAAAAATGTGATTATAAATCATGTCGTAAAAATGATTTTAATAAACATTTACAAAGCAAAAAACATAATGCTCAAAATGGCTCAAAAATGCTCATGGAAAATTCTCTATATATTTGTAATTGTAATAAAAAATATAAACATATTCAAAGTTTTAATCGTCATAAAAAAAAATGTGAAGGAGAGAAAAAGGAAGAAAATACAATAATACAAAGCGATAATAAAGATGATATGAAAGATTTAGTATTTA